TGCACGCTCAATGTCAAGAACATTATACATTTTAGTTTCAGCTCCAGTGAGTCCCATATACTTAGGCTCCACTGCAGGATTGAGCGAACGAAACCGTAAATCCACAACGCCAGTCTTAGTAACATAAGGGATACTCAACCTTCCTTGATACGCTTCGTGTCCTACTTCAGCCTCTACGACTACGCCTAATCGAGCCAGCCGTGCTGTCTCCATTGGAATACCTCTGCTTTTGAGGTAATCTTCCGCCTGATAAATGTTTGCCGCGTATTTGTCCGCTGCTCGTCCCAGTAATTCCTTCTGCAATGCGCTTTGCTTCATTGATATTCACATTCTCCTGTCTGGCTATGATTTGTAAACTGTTTCCCTGCACTCCGCAGGCAAAGCAGATGAATATATTTTTGTCGAGGTTGGCTGTACCACTCTGGTGAGTGTCTGAGTGGAAAGGGCAACGGAGATTAACTTGCCCGTGGGTTGCTCGAAGACTTGCTCCATAGTGACGGAGTACTTCCGCGATACTAGGTAGGTCATTTACTTCCTCTCGTCTAGCCATTGTTCCAAATCCTGTATGACCCAAGCCTTCTCTATGCCTGCGTTGCGCCGTTTAACTATAACGAAGGCAGGTGGTTCTGTCTTAAGACCGCGAGCCTTCGCATAGTTCTTTGTTTCTACCTGAGCCTCGTCCCAGAAAGCAGGTAGGTCCATCTTCTTTCGGTTCTTAAGTTCTAAGATGTATGTCTTCCCAGCAACAATAGCGACAAGGTCGCCCTCATCTTTGGCTCCAGTCTTAGTAAGTCGTTCGCATACAGCACCCATAGCCCTGAACCATTTCATTACATCGGTTTCAAACTGAGCACCCTTGCGACCATTAGGATTTGCCATAGTAAAATTCAAGTCCAATATAGATAAAGATTAAATCTATATCAATAAAATTACGATGCAAAGAAATACCCAAAGCAACTCTGTTGAAAGAGAACCCTGCGTTAAACCATAAGCGATTAGTTAGTCTTTTGTTAATTGATTTAGTAAGCACTTTTATCCTTTTCTAGTATTCGTATAGCCCAGCCTAGTCCATCTTGGACACCTTGAGTATAGTCATCTTTAATTGTAGGCTTAGCCTCTTCAATCTTTTGTATACACTTAGCAAGATGTCTGTGATATTCAGACTGTGCTATTTCCTTGGCGTGTATTTCTAAATAATCATCATCCATAATCGCTCCTATGCGTTCTCTGGGATGTCTTCAATATACATATACTCAGGGTTAAATGCTAACCACGCGTTAAGATTTGCATTTGCATCTGCCCTACCGTAGCGGTTTTTGACAGGCGCAACAGCCATTGCAGTTCCGACAACGCCGAGAGTGCAGATAAGCGCTGGGAGTTGAGCAACCTTTCCTTGGAGAGCAGACCTTGGCTGGCACGGTTTGCCTTCCACAGCCTCCGATGTATGATGTAGTACGATAATCGCAGCGTTAGTCGCTCTAGCAAGGTACTTCAACTCCTTCATAATCGCTCTCATAGAAGCAAACTCTTCGCCCCCGTCAGTGGCTACATCCATCAGGTTATCTACAAAGATAGCCACAGGAGGACAGCCCCATAGTTCTTCAAATGCCTGAACCTCTTCATCAATATCGACAAGGCTAGGGCTAGATTCAAATGACCATACGATATGACTACCTTTAGCAAGAGTAGCCCTAGTCCAACCTAAATCATTTTGTAATAGATACTCAACGTCAGTTTGATTCTTACCACTAATCATTGATGCTAGGCGCATAGCCATAGTATGTGCATTGGTATCTGCTGAGATGTAAAGGGATGGAACTTTCATCTTAAGTGCTAAACCTAGGGCTAGTGTTGACTTACCTACACCTGGCGTTCCCGCCATCATTGATACTTCTGCCCTACGAAATATAATCTTATTAGTTTCAAATGCTTTAAAGACAGAGGGCAATGGCTCTCCGCCTATATCAGTTCTACCAACTGACCTTGCTAATGTTTTCATCTTGCTCCTGTCTTAAGTTGAAACCACCTACCACCTTCCCCGAATAGCAAGTGGTTTCAATTCTTATAGGTTATTAACTAACTGGTTTGCATTGAGTCGCGCCCATTGGTTGTGAGCAAGACCAAAATGCATATGGCTTTCCTGACGCTTTACTTATGCCACTCTTCCATACTCTAGGTCCGTGAATACAAGTAGGGGATGCTTGCTTTGCCTGGTCTGGTACGGAGGAGACTGGTGGCTGCGTGGCGGGAATTGAAGGCGGCGTCACTAAAGGGAGTGTTGTATACGCTGCCTGAACCATCTTAGCAGTTGCTGCTATTTGTGTTGAGTAATTAGATACGCCCTCAAGTAATACACTGAGTTCATCAGCAGTATTAGCACGGACGTTAATCATATCTGCATCCTTAGATGCTGATGATTTGATGGAGACTTGAATCTTCCAATCGTCGTTGTTCATTTATTCTCTTTCGTAAATGTGCAGTGTTCTGTGAGTCCACAGAAACTACAACTGGATAGGTTAGGAAGAAATATACCAGCCTTGCGAGCCTTATCAAAGCCCGACACTAAATATTCGAGCATATCTACGGTATATCTACTTAGGTCAATCATCTCTCCTGTCCCAGAATCTCTGGACATCCAGTAGTTTCCTTGATTGACTTTTACGCCAAGCATCATCTCTAACCCGACTTTATAGAAGCCAAGTTGTAGGTCAGATGTTGGTCTACGCGCTGATGTCTTAAGGTCAACGATAACAAGTTCACCGTCAACCTCAAAGACACGGTCAATCACCATCTTCACAGGCACGTCTGCGATGACAGGATTGAGTTCTATTTCGATTGCTCTAGCCCCTTGAGGGGTTTTCCAAATCTTCCAATTCGTATTGCTCTTACGCCAAGAGATGTAGTTATCCACCCATTGTGGGCCCTGCTCGTTCCACCAATAAGCATTCTCCCTGTCAGGGTAAGCCTTTGTAGAACGGCCTGCAACTCTAGCCTTAGCCAAATCTAAATCTTTTGTTTCATCACTCCAGGCTTTGTGCCAGATTCTATATGCTTCTGTAATGCGTTTTTCTTCATTAGTCATTTGCTAAGTCCCATTCCTCAGTTGCTGCGTGGAATGCACGACCACCCGCAGACCAGATGCTTGGCTCTTCAGGTAGTTGTAGTAATCGACCTAGATAATACTGATATCCACAAGTCAGATATGTGGTGAATGCCGAGTAGGATATATGGGCTGGCAATTCATAGCCCTGTAATTGAATCATAGTTATCTCCTGTCAGTTAGATACATAACCCCTTTATGGAGGACAGGAGAGTACTCGACATATCGGGGTTATGTAATATTAAGTTATATATATTATAATATATATTATATAAGGGGCTTCGCCCCTATATATATTATCTATTATATATAAATTATACACACGATGTCAAAGTTTTTACCAAACCGACACGCCAACAAAAAGAAAAAGAACCCCCTTCCCAAGGTGATTACCTTAGGTCGGGGGTCTTATGGTCTTAAATCGCCTTATAGGGCGTTTAAAGGGCTACTCTGCGCCTCTGCCAAACTCAGTAGCAGATGTGTCGAGCCACTTAAGTACAGGCCCGAGGAACCCTGCGAGGGCCGCCATTCCGAGTGTCTTAAAGTCGGTCTCGCCTGCAAGATAGAGTGCAATTGCAGCAGCGGCTGCAGCACGGAACCAGGTTAGCGATACTTGCTTTAGTGTTTCCATTTAGATTGCCTTTCGTTTTTTATTGTGAACCTTGCAGCAGGTGCATACTGGTACCAATTTAGTACCTTTTGCTACCTTCTTCTTTGGCTTAGGCTGTAGTTTAGCCAAAGCCTGATTCACAATTTTAGGTTGATTCATCCACCAGAACCAAGGGCTAGTGTCATTAGCCTTATCAGCATTGATAGAAATATGAAGATGGCGAGTGTGAGGGTTACTACCACTGTAAGGACGATTGCCAGACTTAGCATACTGACGCGACCATATTTTTTTATTAAAGATAAGATAGGAAACCCTTTCGTCTTCTTTAAGTTTCTCAAATATTATGGCGCAGTCAACTCCATTATCAGGGTCGTGGGTCAAGTCGACAGCAAGACCCGTGTTGTGGTCCGAATTCGGGCTGGCTTTCCGATGCGCTAGAGAGGGCAACAATCCGTCTGACAGTTTTTTGCGCTTCGGAAACAACGCTGTCGCTTGACGGAGTACAGCAATAGCCGCAGGACTCGCGGCCTTCACTACAGGTTTCATTCATTTCCTCAATGCTTCCTTAACTAATTCAGTTAATAGTTCTACTTTTTCTTCGAGTAAGTTGATTTTATCCTTAAGACTTGAGCCACCATTGGGGCGTAGTTCATATAGATAATGCTTTACCATCCAGCGCACAGCGCCAGCAAATCCAGCAACTAAAGTTAATACGGCTACGGCTAGTCCAGCCCAGTCAGCAGGTGTCATTACACAGTCCTTATAGTTATTTCCAGTACCCCGCCATATCCCGAGAACCCTCGGTCAGGTGGAGTGAGTCGAGTAAAGTTAATTTGTTCAATAACTGCCTGACGAGATTCACCAGTAGTTAGGTCTTGCCAAGTGACA